AACTCCGCATGTGCATTCCCCCGCAACTCCGCATGTGCATTCTCCCACAACTCCGCATGTGCATTCTCCCGCAACTCTGCACTCGAATTCCCCCGCAACACCAGATACAGGTTTGCCGAGCGTGACGATTCAGCGCCGCACTCCAATACAACGCGGCCGTAGACTTCGCAAATACCTGTAAGTTTGACCCGCACGGTCGCGCGGACTTCCACATCTTTCTCGATGCGATTGTTGAGCGCATCCCATTCGGCCTGAGAGTTGACTACAATCTGCGTCATGATTGTCTCCTATGAATGAGCGATAAATCGGCCTGTTGGATGTGATGGATGATTAGGACTGTGGATAACGACCACGTACCTCGTTGTCATCAGAAACAGTAAAGGTAACGTCATTATCATTGCCGGTTGGGTCGCGCAATTCCTGACGGTCGATTGCCTCTGCGCGTTTCGTGTCCTTCGACTTCATGGAACATTCATCATTAGAGTGGGTGAAGGTTTATTGTTGATTGACTGCAATGATTTTAAAATTGCTCGCGGACCATTTTTCGAAATTGTCGGCTAATCCTAAAAATGCTGATTGAGCATCGTGTAGGGTTGCGAAATTCATTGTGGGACGATTGCACGCGCTGTCTAATTCGATGATCAGCTCATTGTCTGTGTCAACGCAAACACTGGCATAATCTGAACGTATCTGATATGTTGTGTTGTGTTTCATGGCGACCTCCTATGTTTGGTGCATGTAAACTGCTAAAATGGTTTCACAAAGTCAATTTTTGATTAGCAGTTAGGCATCATAAACATCAATAGACACAGGCATTTTATAACAATCGACAGCCGGTTATTATTTCCGAAAAAATCAGTGAATCGGTAAATTTGACATACTCAAAAGAAAATGCGGATATTGGGCCAGAAACGTAAGGCAGGCTGAAAAAAAATCATGGCAAACGGAGGAAAGCGACCAGGGGCTGGCAGACCGAGAGGAAAACCCAATACTTTCACACGCACGGCGCGCGAAGCATTTCAAATTGCGTTCGACACGCTTGGAGGACCAGCGGGATTAGCAAAGTGGGCGAAGGAAAATCAAACTGAGTTCTACCGTATTTACGGTAGGCTTATTCCGGTTGAGATCGAAAACACGGGTGAAGTAACTCTCAAGGTTCGCTACGTTGATACGCCAAAGCAAGACGAAACCGATTAACGAGGAATGGGTTGATATTCCGCGACCGCACGAAAATCAATTGCCGTTTCTGCGATCGAAGGTAAAACGGAAAATCATTCGCGGCGGGCGTCGAGGCGGGAAAACAGTAGGAGCGGCGATACTTGCATGTGAGGCTTTTCTGGTGGGCAAGCGAGTTCTCTATGCCACACCAACCTCAGACCAGATACAACGATTTTGGACAGAGATCACGCGAGCTTTTGCACATGCGGTCAAACGTGGAGTATTGAAAAAGAACGAGACGGAACATGTTATTGAAGTCGTACACAAAGAGCAGCGTATCAGAGCAAAGACGGCCTGGAACGCCGATACGCTTCGAGGTGATTACGCTGATCTATTGATCTTGGATGAGTTTCAGCTGATGAACGAGGATGCATGGGAAATTGTTGGTGCGCCAATGTTGTTAGACAATAACGGAGACGCAGTGTTCATCTATACGCCACCCTCGTTACATTCCCGCAGCGTCACAAAGGCAAATGATCCTCGTTATTGCGCGAAAATGTTTTTGAAAGCCACGGCAGATACAACCGGCCGGTGGCAAGCCTTCCACTTCACCTCATACAGTAATCCATCGTTGTCACGCAAAGCCCTGGCGGACATCTCACATGACATGACCGACCTTGCTTTTCGGCAAGAAATTATGGCCGAAGACATTGATGCAGCTCCAGGGGCTTTATGGACACGTGAGAATATCGAAGTCAATCGCAGAACCTCATACCCTGATTTGGATTTGGTCATCGTCGGAGTCGATCCTTCAGCTACTTCCACTGGAGACGAAGCCGGTATTGTCGTAGCAGGAAGAGCGAAGAATGAATACTTCACGCTTGCAGACAACAGCATACAAGGTTCGCCGAATGATTGGGCCAAAGCGGCGGTGACAGCCTATCATGTGCATAAGGCTAACTTCATTGTTGCCGAGCAGAATAACGGCGGTGAAATGGTTGCTTCCGTTATTCATGAAGTCGATAAAGATGTTCCCGTTGAGTTGGTCCACGCTTCAAGAGGGAAAGCAACGAGAGCTGAGCCGGTGGCTGCGATCTACGAACAATCAAGAGCGCATCATATCGGAGTGTTCGGATTATTGGAAGATGAAATGGCCCTTTGGACTCCTGGGGATGCTTCGCCGAACAGAATGGATGCTCTTGTCTGGGCCTATACGAAACTTATTGAGACTGAACCGCCTTTGACATCAGCTGACCTGCGCGCAATCGAAATCCCTGAGATGGAAGCTGTGAGCATAACCGAGAATTACTGACAATGGCTAAACGCCGTTCTCCCGATAATCAGCCTGCGAAGCTCCCGGAATACGGGGAATTGGTTTCCATTATGCAGTCGGAAACAGCCACAATTCTTTCCGATTATGTCAGGCAATATGTCGGCATTGTCGGCGGAACGCCGGAACCTGGGCAGGGCATCTTTATCAATTGGGACCGGGTGCTTACTACTCAGTCCTATAAAGAGCTGGCATGGTTTGATTTGTACCAGGAGGTAGAGCGAGACCCGCATGTTTTGGCTGTCATGGGATCGGCGAAAATTAACATTGCCGGTATACCGTGGGATATGTCAGCCTATCTCAAGCCGGGAGAGAAGAAACCATCGCTAAGAAACCAAGCGATTGCGGATTTTGTCAAGAGGGTTCTGACTGATACGGGGTATTTCCCGCAGCACATATACAATCTGATGGGCGCACTCGGCAAAGGATTCGCCGTCAGTGAGATTGTGTATGATACAGTAACCGGACCAGGTGTGAGGATCAAGCAGATTCTCAATCGTCCGCAGCGCAGATTTCAATTTGATGCGGTTGATCGTTCCTTGAAACTTCGGGACATCAAGAATCCCTACTACGGTACTCCGCTACCGGATAAGAAGTTCGTCGTGCATCGTGTATCGGCTGAATGGGACAATCCGTTTGGAGACGCAATAGACCAGAGTTTGTACTGGATGTGGCTCTTCAAAAAGACCGTTTGGAAATACTGGATGATGCACCTCAATGTCGCTTCATCATCAATTCCCTTGGTGCAGCATCCGGCGAAAGCTCCGCCGGAAATGAAAACTGAAGCCCTGGATATTGCAAAGATGATTCGTCAAGGAGCCTATGGACGGCTGCCAGATAATTTCAAAATCATTTGGGCTGAGGCTGCCAACGGTCCGCAAAACGCAGAGACATACAACAATTTCATTCGGACAGTCAATGATGAGATGTCGAAGGCCATCAACGGCCAGACTCTCACGACTGAGGCTTCTTCGGGGACAGGCACAGGGACTCAGGCTCTTGGTAACGTCCATCAGGGGACGCAGACTGCGAGAGATGTATATAGGGCGCACGGTTTTGAGGCGACACTCAATGCAACAGTCATTCCCTGGATTACAGATTTCAACTTTGCCAACGTCGAGGGATACCCACGGTTCAGGTTCGACCTAGAAGACCCCGAAGATTTGGTGCGGGAAGCGACTATTGTCAAGATGCTTTCAGATGCCGGATATGATTTCGACCAAGAAGAACTATCAGAGAAATTCAACTATACGTTGACGAAGAAAGAACCATTGAAACTGAATCCTGCAAATCCGATTGACAAGAAGCTGGATAAACTGAATCCAGATGAACCAAAGGAGAAGGATGATGAAGAAGAAAAGTGAGATAGTCATTGATGCTTTCAAGGCGGGTGATTATCCGCAAGGAAACTTCGGAGCCAAAGAGCTATCGGAATTAGCCTCGTCCTACGACCCGAAGAACTACGAGGCTCCGATACTCATAGGGCATCTCTCAGACCCCTCCTATAAAGGCAAGAGTTCGATACCGGCCTATGGCTGGATCGGCGCCGTCAAGGTCGTGGGAGATCACCTGAAGTTCGTGGCCTCACAGTTCTCCGAGCAGTTGAAGGGATTCATCAAGGACGGATTCTACAAGAAGGTCTCGGCTGCGTTCTTCCAACCGAACGACCCGAACAATCCGACCCCTGGCAAGTGGCATCTGCATCACCTTGCTTTCTTAGGTGGTGTTCCTCCGGCGGTCAAAGGACTTGAGCAGATTGCTTTTGCTCAGATGGTCAGTGGTGGTATGGAGTTCTCGGAGATGGTAGTTGAGTTCGCAGAAGACGGGGCTATCGAAGAGGTTGAGGAAATGGGGAAAGAGGATACGCTGAAGAACATGACGGAGTATTGCGCCAATTTCATCTCGAAGGTGGAGATGGCTCTGTCTGCGGACGTTGACGCTGAGACTCGTAAGGGCCGTATCAATCTCGCGGCGTATGACCTTCAATCAGAACTGTCTTCGTGTGTCAATGAACACTTCGCATTTATGAACAAGATGGAAAGTGTTGGGGAGAAAAAAGAAGATGGGAAAATGGAGATGTCAGAAAAGAAAGGTTGGCTGGTCAGACTGGCCGGACGAGTTCACGAAGTAATCACTCAAAGAAAGGAAGTCGATATGGATGCAACAAAAGAAAAAGAGTATCAGGAGAAAATCTCCACTCTTGAAATCCAGGTGAAGGAATTCGCCGAGAAGGAACGGCTGGCAAAAGAAGCTATCGCAACCACAGAGAAGGCAACCAAGGACGCGGCTGAGAAGGCCAAGTCTAATGCTCTGACCGCTGAGGTCAAGACGTTCTGCGAGACGGCGGTAAAAGAAGGTCGCATGACCCCCGCAATGGTCGAGACTGATAATCCAATCATGCTGAACCTCGCCAAAGTCGATCCTTCGGCTTTGAAATCCTTCCAGGAAAAGTATGCAAAACCCATCGTTCCGATTGGGACAGTATCGGAAATCGATCAGCATGGTGCTGACGATAAGCGACCTCAAATACTCCAAAGCGCGGAGAAGTATGCAGTAGCACACAGGGCGGACAAAGAATTTGCAGGCTTGACGGCTGCGAATGCAATAAGCCGGGCCGTGTATCTCCACAGCATTGGACAGATCAAGTTTGAGGCCGAATCAACAATCAATCAGAAAGGGGCCTGACAATGGCCACTGGAAATAACGTCGCCGGGGATGTCTGGGTAGCCCATACCCTGCCCATCACGACGACCGCGAATCTCGCGGGAAAAAGTCTTATCACGGTCGTAGGTGCTGCGGTCGCAAATGCGGCCAATAGCGTCTTCGGTGTGATCAGAGTCGATACACCCTCCGGCGACAGTGCTGACGTGAAGGTGGCGCCATCAATCGTTGAGGTTATCGTGACTGGGACAGTGACGAAGGGCGGGAAGGTCGAAGTCCTTCAGGCGACAGTGGTTGCGAACATCAACGGAACAGAAACTAACACCACCTCTGCCGGAGTTACAGATTTGGCAAGTGGATATCCAATCGGGAAAGCGTTGTCGGGCGGCGTGGCAAATGAAACCGTCCTCGTCGCGCTGTTCCTTAACGACGGCAAGACCGGTTAAAGGAGACGAACATGAAAAGCGTTTATTATCAACGCAATCTCCAGACGGGATTGCTCGATGTGAAAGAGTTCGCGTCTGATTCGCAACTGTCGCTCTTGCGCATCTCTGACCCCGTGGCAACGAATCTTGTCCAGGGTTATACGAACGCGGAGTTGAAGGGTGACAAATTTCTTACTCCGGTCAAGATGCCGAAACGGACTGGACGATTTCCGGCATTCGGTCAGGAAGCATTTGTGATCTCCGGTGATCTCAAGCGGGCAGTGGGTGCGAGGGTTGCACGTTTGAATGTCCAGTCAGGGTTTGTAACGCTCACGATGGACGAATACGCTTCGGGTGTGTCGCTTGAAAATAGCGAACGTGAAGAGTGGGCGGGTGCGCCGGATATGCTCTTGAACGGCCGGTTGCTCACCAACACGGCCCGTATCAGGTTGTATCGGGAGAAGCTCCAGGCTGAAGCGATGACGACCACAACCAACTACGCATCGGGGCATTACATTTCCGGTGCTGGAAAAGCTTGGGGTGGTGCGGGATCGGGAGATCCCGTGGCAGATATGTGGGACCTCCAGGAACTCATCCTGAAAAAGAATGGCCGCTTCGGCAACGTGGCGTTCTTCTCATGGGGTGCATGGTTGAAATTTATCAACAACACAGCAGTCCTCAATCGCATCAAATATGGCGGAAGCGCAATCAGCCCAGCGCAAATGTCCGAAGCAGCGGCAGCGCAGTTGCTGCACGTTGATGAGGTGCATGTCTGCGGTGCGGTCTATGGCACTCCATCAGCTCCGGGTTCTGACGGCGGCGTGAAGAAGTCGGCACTGACCAAAGCCTTCTTGTGGGATTCCGTGCAGTCGAACAACGCTGGCATCATCATTCGTGGTTCGGGTTCCGGGATCGAATCTGCATTCGGATATACCTGGGAACATCAGGCGTATCCAAAGGTCGAGAGTTACTACGAGAACCAGACCAAATCGCAGGTATGGGATGAGCAGCACGTCTTCAACCCAGCAATCACTGCGAACGAAGCCGGTGCAATGTATTATTCACTCGCGTAACGGGGAGGACACAGACAATGGGAACTCCCTCAACAACCAAAAGCACATTTCTTCCCGCACAGGCATACTCCGATCTACTGGCCGTGAAGGGCTATCCGTTCGGTTCGGGACAGGTGTATTATGTCGATGAAACGAATGGAGCAGATACTAACAATGGTTTGGACGGTTGGTCCAATGCCAAGGCGACGATTCAGGCGGCCATTACGGCAGCCTCGCAGGGCGATACGATTTTGATTGCCCCGGTCGAAGTTGCTGCCGGTGACACTGATCCGGGAAGTTACTCGGAAAACCTGGTCATCGGGACAACGCAAGCCTATCTGTCGCTCATCGGTGTTCCACGCGGACGGGTCCAAGGCGGCCTTCCGCAATTGAAGGTCGGTGCGACGACGACCTCGCCGCTTCTGACCATTCGCGCTCCTGGCTGCACTATCCGCAACCTCGGTTTCAATGGTACAGGCGGGACGGGTGGAGGTATTGTTTTCGATGAAACCACAGCCAACGGTCAGGCGTGGGGAACATCTATCGAAAATTGCCACTTCAAGAACTGCGTCGGCACAACGGCAACAAACGCAGCGACGGGCGGAGCGATCAACTGGCAGTCTGTAGGCGGAGCGTGGCAGATACTCGTCAAGGGTTGCCGGTTCTACAAAAACGTTGGCGATATTGTCATGAAAGGAACAACATCTTCATTGCCACAAGATGTCGTTATTGAAGACTGCGTGTTCTCCGGCCCGGCTGCAAGCGTGGATTGCAATATCTACGTAGCGGCTGACGGTATCAACGGCGTTGTGGTTCGCAATTGCTCATTCCAGCAAAAACCCGCCATTGGTTCTGGAACCAATGCAAAATATATCGTCATGGGTACTGGAACGGTTGGCGTGATTGAAGGCTGCAAGTTTGGATGCCAGACTTCAGCAACAGGCGGGACACAAATCACGTTCAAGTCGGGCGGAACTGGTGGAGACTTCCCAACAACGGTTCATATCGTAGCCAGTTTTGGGCAGTCGATCACCGACGGCGAATCCGGCGAGATCACTATCGCTGCATAAAGAGGAAAGCGCATGGCTAAATTCATTATCAATACTGCGCAGACAAAAGCATTGCGGTTGTCTGAGATTAACGGTGTGTTCATCGACGAAGTGAAGAACGATGATCTTTCGAGCACGTTCACGGTGATGTTGAGAACAACCGGACCGATATATTTCGAGATAGCCAATACGCTTGCGGAAGCGAAGGCATTGGCCGTGCCAATCCTTGCGGCGTTGGAACAGTAGCATTGGATGCGGGAGTCGAGAGATTCCCGCATTCACAAAATTTCACAATACCATCAATCAAGGAGAAATGTCATGGAACAGAAAAATTGCCCATCAACACACGGCAGCGGTTATATGATGGGAAGCTTTTGGGACGGGAAAGATATAATCTGTGTTTGCGGAACTCGTATTTCGAATCCCCCACCGACTGGGAGCAGGATGATTACGACAAAAAGATGGTGGCAGAAAGATGAGTGGAAACCAACGTGGCCTAATTTTCTCTACGGTCAGAGAGTCTAGTGACAAAGACGATCTATCTCTTGGATATTGACAACTTCGCCCCAGAGGTAAAGGCTCTGACGCTTCCCTTCATCAGACATTACGCAGAAAGAATTGGGGCGAATATCAGGACGATCACTGAGAGAAAGTTTCCCGATTGGCCGGTAACGTATGAGAAACTTCAGATATATTCTTTAGCAAAAGAGAGTCCGAGCGATTGGCAGATTTATGTGGACTTGGATGCGCTGATTCATCCTGAGTGTCCGGACTTTACGATCTACCTCCCGAAAGGGA